CGTATTATGGTCAATTTTCTTTTGGAATCGTGTCTGATTTTCTTACAGAAGGGAACGAAACATTTAAGGTACAACTTCGTCAATACAATATTGATGGACCTATTTTAGCAACTATCCCAGTAGGTACTGTGACATTTCTTGGAACAACTCCAGATTTTTATACAATTAATGATACTTCTACATCTATATAATTTTATCATATCAAATAAATATAAAAAAATCAGAAAATAATAATGAGAACAACTCCAGGTACTGGTGCCATATTACTTCCATTTTTTGATGGGGACAAGTATTCTGTATCCAGAATAGAAGTAATCGATGGTGGATCTGGATATGCTTCGACAGATCCACCAAAGATAGAAATAAAAGATACTGCTACACCAGAAGTTGAGGGAGTTTTTTATCCAGTAATTGATCATCCCAGTAACGGATCAATTGTAAGTGTTATCGTTGTAAATCCTGGATCTGGATATTTTCCACTCATCGATACCATTGGCACAAAAGTTGGTATTGCAACCACATCATTAGTTGAACCTCAATTTGTGACCAAAGAGTATGGTGCTGGTATTATAATGGAAGTCAGTGGGGGAATAGGCAGTGCTATATTTGAAAATGGTTATAATGTAGCAATTAGCACTACAATAACTGGAATATCAACTTTAAAACCAAATGAATTTAGTAAAATATATGGATTTGGTAATCCAATTCCAGGAAATTCAATAACAGGTATTGGGACTGATGCAACATTTGAAGTTTGGATTACTTATGATGGAACACCAACAGGAAATCCAATATCAACTTCAATTATTTTAAAAGATGGTGGAAGAGGTTATAATGTTGGGGACACAGTATCCATTGCGGGAACGTATTTGGGTGGTGAAACCCCAACTCACGACTTATCTTTTGATGTTTCAAAAATATCAAGTTCAATAGTTTCCGCAGCAGCAAATGGAAGTTATGTTGGGATCGAGGCAACAACTATTGTTGGTATCGGTTCTTCTGCTGTTTTTGATATTAATAGAGATTCTACAGGAAAAATAAGTTCAATATCTGTGGTTAATGGTGGAAGAAATTATACAATAGGAACTGTTGGTATTGGCACAACAGGCATAGAGTCTTCCCCAACTGATTTATTAGTGATTTCCGGTTCAGATGTTGGGGGAGTATCACCAACAGACGATTTGTATATATCACCAACTGTTTTGGGGACTGATATTCTTCCTGAAATATTGTATGTAGATAAGTTAAATGATAATCAATTTAAAGTTAGTGGTTTGTCTAATTCTTCAGAGTTAGATATAACGACTTTGGGAATAGGTACACAATCAATTAAATTTAATGATCCAAATTCTAGTTCATTAATTGCAATTGATAATATTATACAATCTCCTTTGTATCGAAGAAATATTACTTTATCTTTAGAATCTTCAGTTGGTTTGGGAAATACAATTTATGTTACATCTGGAATTTCTTCATTAACATCATTAGATGTTTTAAAAATTGATTCTGAATTTCTTTCAATTAAAGCAGTTGGAATTGGAACAACAAATAATATTATAGTAGAAAGAGGACAGTACGGAAGTAAAATTAGATCACACAGTATAAATTCTTTGGTTAAAGTTTATAGAGGAGACTATAATATTGATGATGGAAAAATTTATTTTTCTACCCCACCATATGGAAAAATAGGAAATGATGGGTTAAAAGTTAGTTCCAATTTTCAAGGAAGATACTTTAGTAGAAGATTTGATCCAGGAAATACTAATGATAAAAATTTAGTTATAGACGATATTGCATTGGACTTTACTGGCAAAGCAGAAACAATAGGAATAAGAACAGGAACTTTATACGCAACAGATCAAGGTAGGATATCGGGAATAGATACAACCAATTTAAATGTTGGTGACATATTAAGTTTAGAATATTCAACTCCATTTTTAATAAATTTAGATACAGTAATTAATTCTATTGGAATTGGAAGTATAGGAATTGCACCAAATCATAATGTATATGTCGGAATAGCAACAACTACTTTTATTGTTAATCGACTCAATTATGTTCTTAAATCAGATGAAGTAACAGTGTCTGCTCTTTATAATGATACAAATAGTGGTTCAGATATTAACAATAATCCAATAATTCTAATTAATAATATTCCACAAATACCAGAAAAAGACTTCACAATAGATGTTGCAGATAATAATGTTATTAAGTTTATTAGTGGTGTTCCAAATGCAGGAAAAATTGTTAGAGTCGGTATCACAACAGGATTTGGTTATCAACCATTGGTAGGTGCCTCTGCAACAGTATCAGTTTCCCCCTCAGGGGAAATATCAAATGTTTACCTAACAGGTTCTGGTAGTGGGTACAGAACTGCTCCTGTGATTAGTATTGCTTCCACTGTTGGATCTGGTGCAATAATAACTGCAAATGTTGGATTGGGTGGAACAATATCATCATTGGTAATAACAAATCCTGGATCTGGTTATACCACAAATTTACTTCCAATTGTAAATATACCAATTCCACCAAATTATAGTGATTTGGAAACAACCTATGCAGGTATTTCAACTGGAAGTGGAGAGGGAGCAAAGGTATCTGTAATTGTTGGAAATGGATCAAGCATTACTGGATTTAAATTAGAAACTCCAGGAAGAGGGTATAAAGTTGGAGAAATTTTAGTTGTTCCTGGAATTACAACTAATCCAACCGTTGGTGCGGGATTGAGTGAATTTAGGATCACAATTGAAGAAGTTTTTACTGATAAATTTGGAGGATTTTATCCAGGTCAATTTATAAAATTTGATGATGTTTCAAAATATTTTACGGGAACAAAAAGAAAATTTGATCTCACTATAGATAAGGAAACAATATCACTAAAAACAATTTCAAGTTCGGACTTAAAGGTTGAAAATAATTTCTTTATTTTTATTAATGATGTCATTCAATTGCCAGAAGAATCTTACAGAGTAGTTGGATCTCGATTGATTTTTAAGGAACCACCAAAAAAAGATTCTAAATGTTTAATTTTATTCTATAGAGGTTCTGATTTAGATGTAGAACAGGTCGATCCACCCAAAACACTTAAAGAGGGAGATATAATTCAAATACAACAAAACAGATTTGAACTTACTCAAAGAGAACAATTCGAAAGAGTAATAAAAAAAATAGTTTCTTCAGATGAATTTGATACTTTTACTTATGATAGTTTTGGAATAATTACAGATCCAAAAAAATCAAGACCACTTAAATGGACAAAACAAACTACAGATAGAATCATTAATGGAGTTTTATATTCAAAGCAGAGACCGGATCTAAAATCGAGAGTAACTCCAAAAACTCAAATAATTAAGTCCGTAGGAAAAACAGATACAAAAATTTATGTAAATAATGCGTTTCCTTTATTTTCTATTGACGAAAATTTAAAACTCACAGAAGAACTAAGAGATGTAATATTAGTAAGCAATAAAGACTTTGTACAAGCAACTGGAACTCCTTCAGTTTCAGCAGCATCAACAATTTCTAGTATTTCTATAGTTAATGGTGGATCTGGATATGAAGAATTACCTAGTCCATCTGTTTCTATTTCTTCCAAATTAATAACTAAAAAAGATCCAATTTATGACTGGAATGCGGTATCTGGAATAAGCACCTCTTTTGATTTTAGGTCAATTATATATGGAGATAAATTAGTTGCTGTTGGCTCAAGTAATTTATTGGCAACAAGTGATGATGGGAAGAACTGGATTGAATCTAATATTGGATTAGGACAAACAGTATCTTTTAATTCAATATCTTTTGCATCAACAACAAATACTTATGTTGCTGTCGGAAATACAGGAAAAATAGTCAAGTCTGATGATTTATCTATTTGGGAGGAATATAATTTAATTCAAAGTTTATTGTTTAATTCTGGTAATATTGGATTGGATGACGAAGATGGAATAGAACAAAGTAATTTTACTGGAGAATTTTTAGATATTTCATATTCTGATGTTAGAGATACTTTTGTTGCTGTTGGTTCAACTTATATTTTTTCTTCTGTTGGAACTTCTTCTACTGAATTTAAAAGAAATAAAATAAATGTACAAACAAATTTGAATAGTATTTCAAATAACGGTTTATTATTTGTTGTAGTTGGTAATAGTGGAAGAGTTCTATATTCTATAGTTAAAGACGTTTGGACTCCAGTTAATCAGTTTACTGGTGAAAATTTAAATAAAGTTATTTGGGATGGAGACAAATTTGTAGTTGTTGGATCTAATGGTTTAGTGGCAAGTTCTCAAAATGGAGTTAACTGGTCACAAATACAAAATGTTAATATTTCTTCAAATATACAAAATATTAATTATTTTGATGGAATTTATACCATTTTGGATGATAATGGTGATTTATTTTACTCATTAAATCTGTCTTATTGGGAAAAAAGATCAACCAATCAAAATAATGAGATAAAAGATATAGTTCATATTCAAAATTTAAACTCCGACAATATAAGTATTGCAGTTGGGGTTGGTGGAACTATAATTTATGCTAATCCTACTTACAATAGAGCAACAGCAACCTCAACCACAACAAATGGTTCCATTTCTTCTGTTACCATAACAAATGGTGGTTTTGGTTATTCACAAAATATACTGCCTCCAGTTTTATTTGAGACAATAAAACCAAATAAAGAGAAAATTATTTCTACAAAAGTAAAAGGTGACTTTGGTAATATTATTGGAATTAATACCATAGGTATTGGACAATCATCACTTGAATTTTTACTGAAATCGGAAAAATACAGCAATAGTACTTTGGGTATTGGATATTCATCTCTAAACGAATTTGGAGTAAATTATAGTCAATTGAGTGTTGGTGATTATTTTGTGATTTTTGACAGCAATGTTACTACAGGATATGCCCTTACAGGTATTACTACATCAACTGGAGTAATTGTTGGTTCATCTGGAGTTTCTACTAATATTATCGATGGAGTATATAGAGCAGAAAATGTAGTTGTAGATACTAATACAGGTATTGTTACTGTTAGATGCGATTTTGTTGTAGTTCCTGGTGGAGTGGATACTGCAATCAGTACAGGAATCAATTCCACTGGTTTTTATGGTAGGTATTCTTGGGGTCAAATTTTTGATTATCAAAATAGATCCAGAGAAACCCCAAAAGATTTTACAGTAAATTTAAATGATGGATTGATTGGATTGACTACAGCACCAGAGGTCTATAGAACTCGGGGTTTAATTTAGTCATAAATAAAAAAAAGTATTTTCAGACAATGCCTGCGATTATATCTGATCAATTTAGAGTTATGAATGCCGAGACTTTTGTGAAAAGTCTTGTTTCTATTGGAAACACAAATACTACATATTATACTTTTGTTGGACAGCCAAATGCACTGAATTCACAAGCAAATGGAATTTCAGAATGGGCAGTAAATCCTCCCCCACCTCTTGATGGATTTAAGGAAGAGGGAGAAATAAAAGAAACGATTATATCAATGAAAAAAGTGACTCAGAATGATGTTAGACGAATGGTAAGAAAAGTTGTATGGGATTCTGGAACAACTTATGAGATGTATAGACACGATTATTCAATATATAATCTATCTCCAATTACTAATTCATCATCATTATATGATGCAAATTATTATGTAATAAATGAAGATCTTAGAGTTTATATTTGTTTAGATAATGGTGCAAATCCAGAAAATCCTAGAGGGAGACCATCTGTAGATCAACCAAGTTTTGTTGACCTGGAGCCAAGACCAGCAGGAACAAGTGGAGATGGTTATATCTGGAAATACTTGTATACAATAAAACCATCAGAAATTGTAAAATTTGACTCAATTGAATTTATACCAGTCCCAGAAGATTGGGGAGTAGTAGGGGAAAGCATTTCAACAAAAAATAATGCCATTGACGGAAAAATAGAAATAATTACTATTAAAAATAGAGGTTCTGGTTATAGTCCAATATCTAAAACTTTTACTAATATTCCTATTCTTGGTGATGGAATTGGAGGAAAAGCAACAATTACTATTGATTCTTTTGGAAAAGTCTCTAACGTTTTTATAAGTGATGGTGGAACAGGTTATACAAAGGGAATAATTAAGTTTGAACCTGGAGCACCCGGTATAACTCAAAATTTAAATAATACTGGAACACCGGCATTGTTTGATGTAATTATTCCACCAAAAGGTGGTCACGGATATGACATTTATAGAGAATTGGGTGCATATAGAGCACTAGTTTATTCTAGATTTTCCACAGATTCCAGCAATCCAGATACAATTATTGGAAATGATTTTGCAAGAATTGGTATCTTAAAAAATCCAACTAAATCTGGTAGTGCCGTAGATAAATTAGAGGTATCGGAAATAAGTGCATTAAAGTCACTGAAATTAACTGGTTCGGCTACAAGCACTACAACTTATGCTGTAGATTCAATCATAACTCAACAAGTAAGCACGGGAGTTACTGCAATAGGATTTGTTGCATCTTGGGATAATGTTACAGGTGTTTTGAAATATTATCAACCAGTAGGATTAGCAACAGAGGGAGTTGGTTATTCCCTCAATAATTTTACTTCCTCACCTGGATCTGGTGGTAGTTTGACTATACTCTGCTCATCTATATTGGGAGATCCTTTATCAATTGATACTTCTTTTTCTGGTTTAAGTACCGTAATAAATAATACTACATACCAACTTGGAAGTAATTTTATCTCGGGAATTTCATCGTCCGAATATAATAATAAATCCGGTGAAATCATATATATCGATAATAGATTCCCAGTACCAAGATCAAAAAGTCAAAAAGAAGATATTAAAATCGTCCTGGAGTTTTAAAAAAAATGCCTCAAAATACAAATTTAAATGTATCTCCATATTTTGATGATTTCTCAGACCAAAAGGGATATCAAAAGATTTTATTTAAACCAGGAACACCTTTACAATCAAGAGAATTAACAACACTTCAAAGTATTCTACAAAATCAAATTGAAAAATTTGGAAAGCATTTTTTCAAAGAGGGTTCTGTAGTAATACCAGGACAAATTGGATATGATGATCAATATTATTCTGTACAAATTGATGATTCGCATTTGGGCATTCCAGTATCAACATATATTAAAGAACTAGTAGGAAATGAAATAAAAGGAGAAATTAGTGGTGTAACAGCAGTAGTAGAGAACTATATTACTAATGAGCAGTCAGAAAGAGGAAATTATACACTTTATGTAAAATATATAAAATCAAGTAGTAATGATTTTACAACAAATACTTTTATTGATGGTGAGAATTTAATTTCAACAAAAACTATAGATTATTCTATATCTAGTATTCAAAGTAATACTTCATTTGCAACTACAATTATATCAAATTCTACTTCCATTGGTTCTGCGGCAAAAATAGAAGAAGGTGTTTATTTCATAAGAGGATTTTTTCTAACAGTACCAAGACAAACCATAATACTAGATCAATATAATAATACACCATCTTATCGTGTTGGATTGTCAATTAATGAAGAAATTGCTGTAGCTTCTAATGAATATAATGATTTATTTGATAATGCTCAAGGATTTTCTAATTATTCTTCTCCTGGTGCCGATAGATTAAAAATATCCCTATCTTTAATTAAAAAACCACTTGATGATTTTAATGATGGAAATTTTGTTGAATTAATGCGATTAAACTCTGGTGAATTAATTAAATTTGTAAAAAATTCTGAGTATAACTCTTTAAGGGAAGAATTTGCAAGAAGGACATATGATGAATCTGGAGATTATTATATTAAACCATTTAATGTTTTTTTGAAGGAATCATTAAATGATAAAGTTGGAAATAGTGGAATATACCCAAAATCACAAAAAACTAGTCAGGGAAATACTCCATCAGATGATATTGCGTGTTTATCTATAAGTCCAGGAAAAGCGTACGTTAGGGGATATGAAATAGAAACAATTAGCAATATTATTGTTGATGTAGATAAACCCAGAACCACTGAAAAAATCTTTAATGCTTCAGTGCCATTTAATGTTGGTAGAAAAATATTAGTAAATAATGTTTTTGGTTCAGTTCCAGTTGGATTTGGTACAACATCGCAAGTTTCTCTTTATAGTGGTAGAACGGAAACAGTTGGTGTTTCTTCTGGAACCAAAATTGGAGTAGGAAGAGTTTATGATTTCAAACTTAAAAATTCCGAATACTCCGATTCTTCCACTCCATATGAAGTTTTTCTTTATGATATTCAAACTTATACAAAATTAAATTTAAATTCTTCAATAAATTTAATTGCACCAGCAATTATAGAAGGAAAAAGTAGTGGTGCTTTTGGTTACTTAGAAAGTAATGTTTCAAATTCTTCACAATTAACTTTATATCAAGTATCTGGTGCTTTTATTGCAAATGAGCAGATTAAAATTAATGGAGAAGATTTAAATAGAACTATTATTAGTTCAGTTGATTATAATTTATCTGATGTTCATCAGATTACCGCAAATGAATCCTCTGGAATAGGTACATTTACTGCGGATCCAGTCCTTTCCGTTCAAACTTTACTTGCACCCCCAGGAACAGCATTTTCTGTTTCAGTTGGTGGTACTGTAACTTCAGGTAAAGAAAATTTTTATAGTGGGATAAAAGTTGGTGATATTGTTTCTTACACAAAGCAAGGGGACTCGATTCCAACTTTCAATAAAGTTTCAGAAGTAAGCACTTCTCAAAAAAGATTACAAGTTGTTCCAACAACTTCTATTTCTGGTATTTGTAGTGGTTCTTTACCATTAGTTGATATTTCCACTAGTGATTTCAAAAAAGTTTCTTTGGAAATTTTAAATGCTCAAAATGCATTTTTATATTCTCAATTGAATAACTCACACATTTCGACTTTAGATTTAACAGGTTCTGATGTTATTATTAGAAAATCATATGAAATACCACAAGGATCGTTTTCTTCTGGATCATATACTCAAATTTTAGAAACTGATCCAAATTTAACTTTAGTACCTTTTGATGAAGAGGATTATAATTTAAGTTTTTCTGATGGTACTATTCCACCACTTGACGATCAAAAATTAACTATTAATGGAAGAACAATATCAATACAAGGAATTTCTCCAAATTCCGAGTCATCTATATTGACAGTAACTTTTAAAAAAATTAATATCTCTTCCAGAAAAAAAATATATAACAGATGCTCTACGATACTCGTAAACAAAACTTTGTCTGGAATAAACACTTCTAATAGTGGTTTAACTCAAAGTGATGTTTATGGGTTAAGAGTTGAAGATAAAGAAATATCCTTAAATGTTCCGGATGTTGAGAGTGTTCTTGGTATATACGAATCAGCAAATTCATCCGATCCGGTTTTACCGAGCATTACATTAACAAACTTAAATTCAAACATTTTAAATGTAATTAAAGGAGAACGAATTGTTGGAAATGAAAGTAATGCTGTAGCAGTTATAGTTTCATCCAATTCGACAAATATAGTTGAAATTGTATATTTAAATGAAAATATTTTCTATCTTAATGAAAGTGTCACATTTGAAGAATCAAGATTAACAGGAAAAATTGATTCAATTTCTGCAGGAGATAAAAATATAAAATCTAATTATGTTTTAGATGAAGGGCAAACAAGAGAATATCTAGATTTTTCTAAAATTATTAGAAAATCAGAATTTTCTTCTCCAACAAGAAAACTTAAAATAATTTATAACAATTATACCATAAACTCAAGTGATGATGGTGACTTTGTTAGTGTGGATTCATATGATAAAGACAGATACAAATCTAATATTTCTTTTATTGGATCAAGTAGTCTTACCGATATTATCGATTTAAGACCAAGAGTTGCTCCATACACTGGGTCATATTCCCCATTTGAATATAGGTCAAGAAATTTTGAATCAACAAATTCATCAAAAAATGTATTCTCCACTAATAAAAATATAAATTTATCTTATGAATATTATTTACCAAGAATTGATAAGTTATATCTAAACAAAGATGGCATTTTCTTTGTGAGTAAAGGTGTTCCTTCTTTGGAACCAAAAGAACCAAATTCTTTAGATATTGCATTAGAAATTGCAACAATTAGATTGCCTGCATATTTGTATAATGCTTCAGATGCAACAATTACTTTATCATCTCATAAGAGATATACAATGAGAGATGTATCTAGATTGGAAAATAGAATAAAAAATATAGAATATTATACTTCACTATCATTACTTGAAACTGACACTCAAAATCTTTCGATTCGTGATCCAAAGACAAAACTAGATAGATTTAAGTGTGGTTTTTTTGTTGACAATTTTAAATCTTACAATGGTGGTCAAATAAGCAGTAGAGATTTTAAAGCAAGTATAGATACTGAAAATGGAATTTTAAGACCTTCTCACTATACTACATCAGTTGATCTTCTTTTAGGTTCTGAATCTATTATTGGTTTGGGAACAGTATCAAATCCAACTGCAGATCTTCGTTTTGTTGATGATTTTGGATCACCAAATATCAAAAGGGTAGGTAGTCAAATACTGTTAAATTACAGTGAGGTAGAATATGTTAAAAATCCATTTGCGACAACAACAGAAAATGTAAACCCATTTAATGTTATAAATTGGATTGGTTCAATTGAATTAAATCCAAGTAGTGACACTTGGATAGACACAAGAAGAACAAAAAAAATAACAGATATTGAAGGAAATTATGAGCAGGCAATGAAACAATTTGGAGTTGATAGTAACACTGGATTATCTCCAATAGATTGGAATTCTTGGGAAACAACTTGGACGGGAAGTAATGTTGATTCTGGTCCTATTATTGGGCAGATATTGCAAAGTACTACAAATTTAGGAACAACTACCTTAGATCCAACAGGAACAGGAAGAAGATTAGTTACAGATACAACAACATTTCAGGACAATTTCTTAACATTTAGAAATGAAACCGTAACTAAAACCGGAACAAGTACGAGACAAGGAATACAATATAAAGTATCAGAGCAATTTAATACGACTAATTTGGGTGATAGAGTAGTTTCTAGAGAAATTATTAAAAAAATGAGGTCTAGAAATATTGAAATTATTGCTAAAAGACTAAAATCTTCAACTAGATTTTATTGTTTCTTTGATAATGTAGATTTGACTTCTTATGTCATTCCAAAACTTTTACAAGTCACAATGACTAGTGGAACATTTGAAACAAATGAAACTGTCGTAGGAAAAATAGGAAACAGAAGCATAAGATTTAGACTTGCTAAGCAAAATCATAAATATGGACCATATAACAATCCAACAAGAGTTTATGAACTAAATCCATATGTAGATTCCGAAGTACTACCAGAGAATTATTCATCAACAACAACTATTTTAAATATCGATACTGCTAGTTTATCAATACAATCAGAATCTGGATTTTATGGTTCAGTGCTAAATGGAATGACACTTGTGGGAGAAACTAATGGGGCAACTGCCATTGTATCTGAAGTTAAGTTAGTAAGTGATTCTTTTGGTGTTTTTATTGGATCTTTAATGATTCCGGATTCTAATCTACCTTCAACCCCATCATTTGAAACTGGATCTAAAACTCTTGTGCTAACCACAAGTCCAACAAATTCAACAGTTACAACTTCAAATGAAAGTACTGCTGAAACTAATTTCTATTCAGAAGGCACTCTAGATAATATTGAGGATACGACCCTTCGCATCAGAAATGCAAATATAGAAAGGTTACCAAAAACAGAATCAAAACTAGCATCTGAAACAGAAACAAGACTTGTTTCCGGAAATGCATCCGCAAGAAGAACTGCTACAAGTCAGAGATGGGTGGATCCTCTAGCTCAATCTTGAAGTTGCAGACAGAAACGGTATATTTATTACTAAGTGTGATATTTACTTTAAAACAAAAGATGACACAAATGTCCCAGTAACTCTTCAAATAAGAACTATGAGGGATGGGACACCGACTCAGGAAATTCTTCCTTTCTCTGAAGTTATACTAGATCCAGAAGATATTAATATTTCTGATGATGGAACTATTCCAACTACATTTACATTTGCATCTCCAGTTTATCTGGAACCTGTTGGAAGTGGTTATGCAATTGCATTAGTTTCTTCTTCAAATAAGTATAATGTTTGGATTTCAAGAATGAATGAGGTTGAGCAAACTACAAAAGATAAACCAGTAGAGGATCAAATACTAGTTTCGCAACAACCAACCTTAGGTTCTTTATTTAAATCACAAAATGGATCTACTTGGGAACCAAGTCAGTTGGAAGATTTGAAATTCACTTTATACAGAGCAGAATTTGTAACTTCTCCTGCATCTATTAGATTCTATAATCCAGAGTTGGGGGTTGGCAATAAGCAAATAGTTTCATTAAGACCAAACCCAATAAATACATATTCAAATTCTGCATTAGTTGGAATTGGAACAAGTTTATCATCTGAACAACAAAGTGCTTTGGTTGTTGGAAATACAATAAGCCAGACATCAAATACTAATTTTACAGGAAAATTAAAATCAATCGTTGGTGCAATTGGGATTAATTCAGAGTTAACTTTAACTAATCCTGGAATTGGATTTACAAGTGGACCGAAAGTGTATTCGGATATAAATTTGAAAACAATTACAGGATTTGGAAATAATGCAAAAGTAAATCTATCAGTATCTGGTGGTGTTGCAGTTGCAGCAACAATCACTCAAGGTGGTTCTGGATATGCTGTCGGAGACACATTGACTATCAATGCAACAGAAACGGATGGTTTTGGAAAGAATTTGATTTTAACTATTCCAAATAATACTGGAATTATTTCTTCCTTTAATTCAATTATTGTTGAAAATATTCAAGGAAAAGTAGATACCTCTGGTTCTTATGCATTGACAAATAATGGATCCGAAATTACTGACGCAACGGTAAACAGCTCATTAGAGTTAACAAGTGGATTACACTTTAAAGTTAATCACAATAGTCACGGAATGTATTCTCCAAATAATGAAGTAATTTTAAGTGGTGTGGAGTCTGATTATTCTCCAGAAATTTTGGTTAATGAATATTCTTCAACTTCTACTGAAAATATTTCCGTGTCTTCTGGATCTTTATTTGCTACATTTGAAAATGTAGCAGTTAGTGGAGATAATCCAGGTTATATTCTAATTGATCAAGAAATTATAAAATATACTAATGTTGCTGGAAATACCCTGACAGGAATATCTGGAGGAAGAGGAATAGATGGTACAATACCAACTTTACATAAAGCAAAATCTTTTGTGTTTAAATATGAATTAAATGGAATTTCATTGAGAAGAATTAATAAAACTCATAAATTTACAGATATTGACACTAATAAATATCCAATTGAAATGGATTCTTACTATTTAAAAATTGATACGACATCCAATTATGGTACAGATAGAACTACGGGAAATACGGGAGAATATCCGGAACTATTCTTCAACCAATCAAAGTCCTGTGGTTCTTATTTAACTGTAATTCCACAAGAAAATTCATTATATGGTCCAAAAGCAACACAAAATATAGCATTTAATAGTATTAGACCACAAATAGGTACATTACTACCAGATATGACTTCATTGGATGCAAAAATAAGAACTACATCTGCAACTAGTGTAAATGGTAATGAAATATCTTTTGTTGATAATGGATTTACTGACATTTCATTAAATTCAAATAATGAATTTAATTCATTGAGAATGATTTGTTCTAAAGTTAATGAAACTTTACATTTAGGTTCTCTGCCTGGTAACAAATCACTAACAATGGAAATGTCATTTGCAACTAAAGACTCTAAGGTGTCTCCTGCAATTGATTTAGATCGTGTAAGTTTAATTACAACTATGAATAGAATAGATTCACCAATTGCTAATTATATAATTGATCCAAGAGTTAATCAATTAGTCGGTGATCCGACCTCTGCAATCTATCTTTCTAAGATCGTAAAATTAGAAAAATCATCTGATAGTTTGAAAGTTTTATTTGATGCATATAGACATCAATCAAATAATATCAAAGTACTTTATCGTTTACTGAGAAATGATACCCCAGATGAACAGCAGACTTGGGAGTTTTTCCCAGGATATGACAATTTAGATTCAAATGGAAATATTATCAATAGTGCAAATAATAGTGGTAATCCAGACATATATGTTCAACCATCCAATAGTGTGAATGATTATGGTAGTTATGAATTTACTGCAAAAAATTTACCTTTGTTTAATGGATTCCAAATAAAAATTATTATGATAGGAACCAATCAAGCAAAAGTTCCATATATTAGAGATCTCCGCATTATTGCAACAACATGATACCAGTAGAAGGACACAAAGGACTTTATAGAGATGAGAATACTAATGCAATTATAAATTGCAATGACCATCAATATAATGAATATATTAAACTAAAAAATGAATCTTTAAATGAAAAACAAGAAATTGAGAATCTAAAGAATGAGTTGTCCGAAATTAAAAATTTAATAAAAAAATTAATTAATATTCAATCATAAATATTATAAAGTAAAAAGTTGTTGTAATGTCTATATACGTAGTCAATATAGTAATCCCATCGAACTCAGATTATAGTCAAGTATTTACTCTTGAAGATGGTGAATCGAACTCTGCTTTTAATTTGACTGGTTACAGTGCGTATGCAATGCTTAAAAAAAGTCCATTGTCTTCAAGTACTGCAGCAAACTTTAATGTGAATATATTATCACCACCAACTCAAGGAAAAATACTTATTTCTTTGGGTTCTAGTGCAACTTCCTCATTGCGACCGGGTAGATACTCTTATGATATTTTAATAAAAAATGATTCAATCGGAGTGAAGACAAGAGTAGTTGAAGGAAGTGCTTTAGTTACAGCAGGAGTTACAACAACGGTATAAAAAATGGCTCAACCATCAACAAGACAGGGTTTAATTGATTATTGTTTAAGAAAACTGGGATATCCAGTTTTAGAAATAAATGTCGATGATGATCAAATTGAGGATTTAGTTGATGATGCGATTCAATATTTTAATGAACGGCATTTTGATGGAATGGAAAGAGTTTATTTAAAACATAAATTAACTCCAGAAGAAAAAACTACAATAAGAACAGGAATTACTACAACTAGTGCAACTACAAATGTTGGAATAACTTCGATATCATATCAAGAATCAAATAATTTTATACAACTTCCAGATAGTGTAATTGGAGTTTTTAATGTATTTAAATCTGATGCTAATACAATATCTAGTGGATTATTTAATATAAAATATCAATTGTTTTTAAATGATTTATATTATTATGGAGCATTAGATTTATTAAATTATGCAATGGTAAAAACACATCTAGAGGATATTAGTAGAATTATTACTCCAGATGTTCAATTGAGATTTAATAAAAAACAACATAGATTATATCTAGATATTGATTGGTCTATGGTAAGTGATAATAGTTATATAATTATTGATTGCTTTAGATTTGTAGATCCTTCAGATTTTCCAAAAGTTTATAATGATTGGTGGTTAAAAAAATATTTAACTTCATTAATTAAAAAACAATGGGGTCAAAATTTAATTAAATTTAATGGTGTACAACTTCCTGGTGGAATATCCTTAAATGGAAGGCAATTATATGATGATGCAGTACTAGAATTAGAAAAACTTGAAGAGCAATTGCATAATGAATACGAATTACCTCCTATGGATATGATTGGATAATGACACCACTAAATCCTTATTTTTTAAATGGTTCTTCATCTGAACAACGACTTGTTCAAGATCTAATTAACGAACAACTGAGAATGTATGGGCAAGATGTAGTCTATATGCCCAGAAAATTAATTAACGAAAAAACTATTATCAAAGAAGCAATAGCATCTGAGTTTGATGATAGTTTTAGACTAGAAGCATATGTAATGAATTTTGATGGATTTGGTGGTCAAGGTGACATTCTAACTAAGTTTGGAGTTAAAACAACAGACGAATTAACTTTAATTATATCAAAAGAAAGATATGAAGATTTTATTTCTCCATTTTTA